AACTACCCCTTTATATTGAGGAGTTTTTGGATAAAGGAATTAATTTGTTGTTGAACGGTAAGGGTAAAGAATTTATTGAATACTACTACGAATACCTACAAAAGATTTTCGAACAGAAAATTGCTCTTTCTAAAATTGCACAAAGAGCGAAGGTTAAGTTGACGTTGGATGACTATACTAAAAGACTAACACAAAAGACAAAGGCTGGTAATCAGATGTCTCGTATGGCACATATGGAGTTGGCATTACAAGCTGGTATCGGGGTGAACTTGGGGGATGTTATCATGTACGTTAACAATGGACTTAAAGCGTCTCACGGGGATGTACAAAAGAAAGGGGATGGTGTTCAGATTAACTGTTATATGTTGGATGCAAACATTTTAGAAAATGACCCTAATATGACTGGAGAATACAATGTCCCAAGAGCGATTGTGACTTTCAATAAAAGAATCGAACCTTTATTGGTTTGTTTCAAACAAGATGTAAGAGACAATCTTTTGGTTGGTGACCCAGCAGATAGAGGAATTTTTACAACAGAACAATGTGAAATGATTAATGGGGTTCCATTTGAAGACGGTGACCAAGACAAATTACAGGAGGACGTTCTTCAAGTTACTGACGCAGAACTGTCTTATTGGAAAAAAAGAGGTGTTGAGCCAGATTATATATATGACTTGGCTGAAGAGGGTTGGCAAAAAAAGTTAGGATTGCTTGAGACCGTCTGATGAAAGTATGTACCAATTGCCTCCGACAAATTGAAATTCGACACAAGCAAATTTATCGAGTACAAGTTCGTCCCATTCTTCATCAATTCTACCTACATCAGGTCTAACAGTTACTTTTGTAAGTGCTTTAATAACTACGTGGTCTGTTGTTCTTGAGTCCAAAACAATAAATGATTCTACAATTCCTTTTACGATAACACAAAATTCACCATTTGTACGGTAATCCAACTCAGATACAACAGATAGTTCTGATGTTTGGATTACTTGTCCACTGATGATTTTTTTTGATGGTATTGATTTAATTATTGCCATATTAGATTACATATATTTGACGAGGCATCGCTCTAAACTTCATTTGTTTATTTAAGTTTTCGGCAATTAAAGCCTCTCTTTCCATTACTTTTTCGGGTCTTAATCTTGCTAACCATCCGTTCTCACCTATAAGTTCTTCTAAAAGTTTTGTCTTTTCGTCCTTAGATTCAGTTAATAAACTCGTATAATCCATAGTTATTTCTGAATCAGGAGTTTTCAGGTTACCACTGTACTTACCACGAACCCTAGCTAATGTTTCTTTACAATAAGCAGTAAACCATCTTCTTACCCATTGTTGACCAGGTACATTCAAATCTTCCCAACTTAGTTCTTCAATAGGAACATCTGTAGGTAATTTAATAATATCAGGATTGTTTTTTAAACAATCGGCTCTACTATCAGGTTCAACATCATAATACCAATACCATACGGCTCTACCTTCATAGTCACTATATTGGTTCCAGTTAAATCTACCCCCTGGTGTATTATACAAGTGAATTAATTTTTTACCGTCGGGTAAACCTGTGATTCTATAAGTTAATGAACCACCTAATATTCTGTTCAGGATATTGGCTTCTTGCATTCTGATTAGGTAGTCAAATCCAGACATCATAAAATATGAACCTTGATATCCCATTTGGGCGTATCCCGCTTCGTTTGCACCTAAACCGATACCACCAAAACCAAATCCACCTAATCCACCCAAACCAAATGCAGTCCATGGTTGGTTACTGAACCATAATAGTTCGTTAACTTCTCTACCTGCGGGAATTTCATAAGTTTGTTTGTTACGTTCTAAGATAAAATAATCTTTCTTTAACACCCAAGGACCTACTGTTTGTAATCCAACAATTTTGGAATATGAATATGAAAATTGTTGTTCAAAGTCCATTGTTCTTGTAACCAAAGCTCTTGCAACAGATTTTTCATTCATGTTAAGATTAACTAAGTTAACCCATTGAGAATCGATTAACCATTGAAGTATGTATTCTTCATAGTCACCCAACGATAATTCCATGAGGGAGTCCATCATTTCATCTTCAAGTTCAACACTTCTGAGTGGTGCACCTAATTGATGTTTGATTCTCGTATATATTCTACTTCTTTCTGGTTCTGGTATTGCTGCCATATCTTATAAATATTCTACTTATTCTATTTCGTGTAGTAATGACTTGATATTAAATACGTATCTATCTTTATCACTAATAGGTTCATTTTTAAATATAAGTATTTTGTTTGTCTTGGGATTTGAAAAAATTAACCAATCAACTTTATATGGTTTTACGTTCCCCGTGTCCAATAATTCTATTTGGTCATCTTTAACGATAACATTAGAATATGGTTTCACTTGTGCAGTATAATCAGTGTTATCTAAGTTAATTTTCATATCAATTCCTTTGAATGCATCCATCTTAGCACCATGAGAACCGATTTTTTCAACCTTAGCTCGACCTTCAAAATAATCTTCGATTTTTTTGTTGGCATTATTTTCGGACTTCTGTCCCCTATCCCAAAGTTTTTTTAACACTTTAATGATATTAATAAAATCTTCGTTTTCTTTTGTGAAGATATCGTTTCTGAAGTGGTCGAGTGCCGCAATGAATCTGGCGGTTTCTTTAGGGTTCCTTTTCTCTTCTTTAGAAAATTGAAATTTCTTTTCGGGTTTACCTATATTATCGATTTGTTTGTTTACCGCTTTTACTAAAAGACAGAACGCGTTGAAGTTTGTATTCAAATTGTTCAATATGGACCTTCCTCCCGCAGATTCTACACCATAGAATCCCGACATTTCTTGTGTTGTTCCATCAACCCAAAATTGTGAAAATCTTTTTTTCAAAACTTCAGTAACTCCGTCTTGGTATATCTTCTTTATTCTATTGTTATTGATTAAGTCTCTGAAATATATAACTTCTTTTGGGTCACAAAATTGTGGTTCCTTAGATTCGGTTATTAATTTTTGGAATGCGACAGTTTCTAAAAGTTTGGTTTCAGTTCTCATTTCATACATTTTTTGTACAAACTCCCAATTGACCACTTTCCAAAAATTGGAAATGTATTCGTCTCTTTTGTTTCTGTATTTTAGATAATATGCATGTTCCCATAGGTCTAAACCTAAAAGTGGAAAACCTCCACCCTCAATAACATTCATTAATGGATTGTCTTGGTTTGGTGTAGACATTATTTTCAGAGTATTTTTTGATGTGAGTACTAACCATACCCAACCAGAACCAAACCTGTCTTTAGCCATTGTTTCAAATTTCTTTTTGAAATTTGTGAAAGACCCGTATTGTTTTGTGATTTTTTTGTAGAGTTCCCCATCAAGTTTCTTGGGGTCAGGAGTAAGCATGTTCCAAAAAAGTGCGTGGTTAAATGCTCCACCTGCGTTGTTTCTTATAGTTTGGTCGTATCGACTTATGTTCTTAATTATTTTTTCTAAGTCTAAGTCTCCGTATTTTTTCTTGGCTAAGGCTGCGTTTAGTTTATCCACATAACCTTTGTAATGTTTGTTATAATGAAAATTCATCGTTTCTGCATCGATGAATGATTTGAGGGCTGAATAAGAATAAGGTAATTTTTCTATTCCAATTTTTTTCATTTCGTTAATCAACAACTTCTTCTCTTCTTGTATGTGGTTTTCGAATATTTGTTTTTCGAGTTGTTGAATTTGTTCTTCAATTTTCTTCATGTATTGGAGTTATTTGTTTTATATAAATAACTCGTAATCGTTTAATGTCGTGTGTTTTCAAATTTTTTCATGGAATACTATTAAGGTCGTAACTCGTTAATTCTTTTCAAGATTTCTTCAGCAACATCTCCACCGTTCAGGTTATCCCCCATCACAGTTGCAATTACTTGTTTTTTATTGTTTAATATGTCGTATATAACACCCTCTATTGTGTTTTCAAAAATAGGGTAATATACGAGTACATTATTTTTTTGACCGAACCTGTAGGCTCTGTCTTCGGCTTGTGCATGGTCTGATGGTAAAAATGATAGGTCATTCATTATTACGGCTTCTGCAGCGGTAAGTGTTAATCCAACACCAGCAGCTTTGATGTTCCCAACAAACACTTTAATTTTTTCGTTTTCTTGGAATTGGTCGACACTATATTGTCTATCTTGTTTGGTCATTGACCCGTCGACTTTAACTGCAGATTTACCAAAGTGTTGAACGATTTGGTTGAGTGAGTCAGTGAAATTACAGAAAATAATAACTTTTTTCCCTTGTTCTAAAATGTTCTCAGCTAGTTCTATTGTTTGGGAAATCTTTTCGTTTGCAACCACTTGTCTAACTTTTGTTAGTTTGGTGAATTGAACTGTTAGAGATTTAGACTCATCGGGATTTTTCTCATACCAATTATAATATTCACCCATGAGTTCCTCATAGTCTTTGGACTTTAGTCTTAGGTAAACAGGTGTGATAATTTTATCAGGTAAATCTAAAACATCTTCTTTTAATCTTCTTGTTATTGTGTTTGAAGTTCTTTCTCGGAGCTCTTCTAAATTTGAAGACCCCATTACATTCCAAACTTTTCTTGGACCAACCTTGAACTGATATCCACTACAATATCTTATTACATATGCCATCCAATTTTTTGCAACAGGAGAGTCAACAAGACTCAATAAGTTATAATAATCAATAGGACGAGAGGTCATCGGAGTACCTGTTAATAACCAAAGTCTATCAACTTTCTTTACAATATCATTGATTAGTTTAGTTCTTTGGGCTTGAGCATTCTTGATATAGTGTGCCTCATCAATGACCACCAAATCAAAATTGGAAGCCAAAATTTGAGAATCATCTTTCTTTTTAGAGTCATGGAAATTTTTTAATATGTCGTAGTTTATTATAACAAAGTCGTGTTCGGTACTGAAATGTTTACCTTCAGCAATGTATATTGTTCTATCTGAGTAGTTTTCAATTTCTCTTTTCCAGTTAATCTTCAAAGTTGCTGGACAGATTATAAGAATTTTTTTCGCCCCTGATTCTAATGCTGCAATGATTGTTGAAGTTGTTTTACCCAATCCCATATCATCGGCTAAGATATATTTCTTGTTCTCAACCAATTTTTGAATTGCTTCTTTCTGATGTGCTAATGGTGGTCGTTTGGAATATTTGTCGTAGTTGATTACAACGTCCTTTACTGTATTGTCTTTGATGATGGAAGCTTTGGGTAACCAAAAATCATGGAGTTGTTCAGTTTCCCAAACACGACCCCAAATATGGTAAGCCTTATCTTTTTCTGCTAATAATTTTTCAACCCAAACTCTTTGAGGGATTTCGGTATATAACTTATCGTCGGCAAGTTTTTGTGAAAAATATGCATCAAGAATCACCCACTTCTTTGCAACCTTTGGTTGTTTGTCGTGATTGTTAATTATATATTCAGATTGACTCCTTGTTGGGTAGAACTTCTTATTTATTTGTGATTTTCTTTTAAGTTCTAATATATAATTGTTTGCTCCCTCGTATTGTTCAAGTAGAGATAAAGCTCTTGATTCTAATGATATTTCAGTCAAACTCATTTTACTTCGACATGGGTTCTCCCATCTTTCCAATAATTTTCACCACCATAGTAGATGAAAATTTCCTCACCCTTTTTGATTGGTTGTGTTGAGAAAAATATGAAAGTTTTATTTTCTATATCGTTTGTCCAATTAGCATTTGGTTTGTTTGAGTGGTTATACAATGAACCATAACCTAATGCAATTACAAAGTTTGTCCAAGACTCTGACCTCGGCCATTCAAACGAGTAATCTATTAGTGTGTAATTAATTTCACCTCTTTTTGCTGGGAGAAATAAGACAGGACATATTTCGATGACTTCATCTTTAGCAATATCTTGTGTTGCAAATACCCCCCAACCGTGGACGGGGCTTTCCTTAAATTCTACCTTTTGTTGTTTTTTAGTTTCCATTTAGAATAAAATATAATTATAAGTAAGGTATTTATCAATAAGAATAAATTTAATTCAAAATGGCGGAAAAGTTAGTTCCAATAACAAGACTCGGTAAATTTTTTGGTGGCGAAGACTACGCACTTGATATTGGTATGGGTGAAGAGTGGTTGATTGGTGATATGAATTTCACCGTTATTCTTTATCGAATCGATAGATACAAGACAAAAACTGACGATGTTTATGGTGAGGTTTCTGAAGACGGAATTCAATTTCTTGCTCCTGTTGAACTTAAGGGTTTGGTACAAGTTATGGCTCCAACAAACAAAACTGTTGGTAATTCAAGAGTTGAAATACAAGAACCAGGTAATATGAAGTTTAGTATCTATCAGAAAACATTGGATGATATGGGGGTTGAAATATTCATGGGTGATTATTTTGGATACTACGAGACTGAAGATAGAGTGAGATACTATGTTGTAAGTGATGATGGATATGTGAAGTCAGACAATAAACATACCTATGGTGGTTACAAGCCTTTTTATAGAACGGTTACTGCAACTTGGGTGAGTGAAAACGAATTTAACGGAATCTAATGAAAGTTGTAATTACACAATTTCAATTCGATTCACTTTTTTTGGGTAAAAAAGTAATGGTGTATTATAATTTACATAAAAAAACATTTTCTGTGTCTTATGATAATAAAGTTATAATGCACGCCGACTATGTAAAATTGGGTAATGTTGAGTTCAGAGTTAGAACAGGTGGTAGAAATAAGGTTAGGGTTGAAAAACAAAAGAACGTCCACGCATTTGTTATCGGTAATTTATTAGAGTATTGTGAATACCCTTGTGATAACATTCCAAATCCTCCGTCTAATGATATCATAACATATAATCCATATAAAAATGAAACCTTTGTATATAAAGAAGGGGGAGAGCCAATATATGCAGCAAAAGAAGTTGATATGATTAATTCAACCAATAAATTATTTGTAGTAAAGAAATAAAATGCCATTACCAAAACAAGTTATACCGACATTACCGTTAGTCCCAAAGAAAACTTTATCTGAAAGGAGAGAACAACTCCTTGAATATATTAATAAAGATGGGACATATCTTCCTAAGTCTGTATTGCATGCCGATTTGGACAGAGGTATGTTAGATTTTGTTAAGGGTGACTTACAAGTTGTTACTGCAGGGAAGATAGTCCCTATGATTGATATTATATTAACAACACAAAACTGGTCTCAGTATGTTGAATCAGCCACGTTTGTTAACTTGGATTACAATGCAGAGCCCCCGTTCATTACGGTTGTTAGACAACCTGAAGTTAAGTATGGTACCAATCCATCATTACAATATACAATACCAAATAGAAAACAATTTTATTATGCTTCAGTTCCTACGTGGAATGGTAATGAACAAGGTATGGATATATACACTATACCTCAACCAGTACCTGTAGATATTAATTATAGTGTTAAGATTGTGTGTAATAGAATGAGAGAACTCAATCAATTGAATAAAGTTGTTCTCCAAAAGTTTTCATCAAGACAAGCCTATACCTTTATTAAAGGTCAGTATGTTCCAATTATAATGAACAACATTTCAGATGAGTCACAAATGACTATGGATGCTAGAAAGTATTATATTCAGAGTTATGATTTCACAATGCTCGGATATCTTATTGATGAGGAAGAGTTTCAAGTTAAACCTGCAATTGCAAGAGTTTCTCAGGTGGTTGAAGTTGATACATCTTTAATTAGAAAAAAAAGAAATAAGTTCCCTGAGAACCCATCTGAATTTTTATCTAATTTTCTTTATGTGTCTGGAATAACAAGTTTATCGGATATAATTGATTTTACTGCAGATATGACTTGGGTTGGTTCTGAAAATATTTCAAACTTTGATGTTTTTATTAACGGAGATTATTTTGGGTCCAACGTTAATAAGATTCAAATAACTACCAATGATTTGTTAACGATTACCGTTACCAAAAATGATAACACACAAGAAGGTATAATTAAGTTTGATTGTAACTTAGTTTAGTTCTCGCCGTAAACATCCTTCTTTTCTTTACACTTTTCTTGTATCAAATTTTCGAGAAACTTATATATTTTTATACCCCTCTTATCACAGTATTTTTTCAACATATCGTGAGCTTCAGGTGATATCTTTATATTCTTTATTTCTTTGTTTGTTTTCATAGGCAGAAAAAAGGCAGAATTAATTCTCCCTGTTTACAAATAGATATCCAAAAGTCAAGTTTTTTCATTCAGATATGAATATTTATCAATAAAATAAATCTGCAAAGAACAATTTTATAATGGCAACACAAGTAAATCAAAAAGTATATGTATCACCTGGAGTTTATACCTCTGAGACAGATTTGTCCTTCGTGGCACAAAGTGTCGGTGTGACTACATTAGGTTTGGTTGGAGAGACAATCAAAGGTCCTGCATTCGAACCAATTTTCATCACGAACTATGACGAGTTTCAAGCTTACTTCGGTGGCAGTGAACCTACAAAATTTGTGAACACACAAATCCCAAAGTATGAGGCGGCTTATATCGCTAAATCTTACTTACAACAATCAAACCAATTATTCGTTACAAGAATTCTTGGATTGTCTGGTTATGATGCGGGTCCTTCATGGAGCATCAAAGTTAAAGCTAACGTTGACCCAACAACTATTGGGTTCAACCCTTCAACACCAACTCCTTGGTCGGTAAACTTTACTTTTAATTCGTCTGCGAACACAATATCTTTTGGTACTGCGTTCCCTACACCTATTCAAAGTAATTTAACAGAACAATATAGAATGTTCGATGGAAGTACTTCCAATATTCAAGCAGATATCATAGGATTTATTAACAACATTATTGCAAACAATAGTGTTTCAGGTAATACAGGTAACATTTATGGTACATTACCTGAAGGTGATTTTTACGCATTTTTAGCACAGTATCCTAACCTTAACAACGTTTACGGAACAAATAGTATGAACGTTGCTGGTAACGACTTAACTGATTCTGATAACGATGCTTGGTACTACGCAAACTTTGATAACTACAGTGGAAATAACTACTCAGGTTATTCAATGGATTATGGGGTAACCGCAATCGCATCAGGAGCAAGTTCAACATATACTGGTACTTTATCAGGTAATGTTTATAATTGGTCAGGAACTGCATTTACAGATTACAACAACATGGTTGTTGCAACACTTCGCTCAAGAGGTATTTCATTGTTTGAAAATAGTGCGACAAGTAATGCACATGGTCCTATATATGAAGTTAATTCAGGTGGAACAGTTTCAGGATTGAGTGCACTTACAATGGTTTGTAGTGGTCAGTACTCAGGTGTAACTAAAAACCCATATGAGACTTTCTTACTATCAGGTATCACTAAAGATAACGACACATTTAGTTTTGAAGTTTCGTTGTCTGCAGCGTCTTCTAAATTTATAACTAAGGTTCTTGGTACAGATAATTTTGGAAAATCAAGACAAGAGGTTCCAATTTTTGTTGAAGAAGCATATCCTGCATCTTTAGCTTACGCATACAACCAAAGTTATATTCGTGGATTGGATTGTGAATTGATTGGATTACCAGGTGCAAGAACTGAGGATTCAAGTTCAATCGCTTACAACCTTGAAAAATATCAATCACCTATGACTCCATATTTGGTTTCAGAATTGAGAGGTAATAAGGTTTACAGATTATTCAGATTTATTTCAATTTCTGATGGTGATGATGCTAACGTAGAAGTTAAAGTTTCAATTGCAAACTTATCTTTTAATAACATGACGTTTGACGTTCTTGTTAGAAATTTCTTCGACTCAGATGCAAATCCTATTGTTATTGAGAAATTTACAAACTGTAATATGGACCCAGCTTCTAACAACTTCGTTGCTAAGAAGATTGGTTCATCAAACGGTGAATACGCATTGATTTCAAGATACATCATGGTTGAGATGTCTGATGAAGCTCCAATTGATGCTTTACCATGTGGATTCTATGGTTATACCCAAAGAGAATATGGTTCAGTATTAAACCCTTCACCAGTACCTCAATTCAAAACAAAATATTATTTCCCAGGTGAAACAATATATAATCCTCCATTTGGTACTCCTTCTGGTGGTGATAACTCAGTTGAGTCAGCGGGTGATGTTGTAAGAAGAAGTTACTTAGGATTCTCTACTGTAATAGGTGTTGACGAATCTTTGTTAACTTATAAAGGTAAACAAAATCCTGCAAATTGGATAGTTTCTCCTGTACCTGTTGAGGGTGCTACGTGGAATTACTTATCAAAAGGTTTCCACATGGACTCAGGAGCAACTGTTGTAACAATTGCAAATTCGTTCCAAACAAGTGGTACACCAGCATTTGAATGTGGTGTTGCTGATTTCAGATTTGACCCTGAAACTCAAGAAAACCCTTACTACTTTATTTATTCAAGAAAATACACAGTATGTTTCGCTGGCGGTTTTGATGGTTGGGATATCTACAGAGAATATAGAACAAACGCAGATAGATTCCAACTTGGAGCGTCAGGTTACTTAGCAGGTGCTGCGGCATCTACAAGATACCCAACAGCAACAGGTGACGGTCTATTCAAGAGAATTGTGGTTGAAAACAATACACAAGATTTTGCAAACACTGACTACTACGCTTACCTTTTAGGTATTCTATCTTTTAGAAACCCTGAAGCTACAAACATCAATGTTTTTGCAACTACAGCAATAGATTATGTTAATAACTCTAACCTTGTAGAAGAAGCAATCGACATGATTCAATTCCAAAGAGCTGACTCAGTTTACATCGCAACAACACCTGACTATCAGATGTTTACACCAGATGGAACTAGTTCACTAGACATTATCTACCCTCAAGAAGCGGTTGATAACTTAGATAACACAGGAATTGATTCTAACTACACAGCTACATACTACCCATGGATACTTGTGAGAGATACTGTTAACAATACACAAATTTACTTACCACCAACAGGTGAAGTTTGTAGAAACTTAGCGTTAACAGATAACATTTCATTCCCATGGTTCGCATCAGCGGGTTACACAAGAGGTCTTGTTAACTCAATCAAAGCGAGAGTTAAGTTGACTCAAGAAGATAGAGATACTCTTTATCAAGGTAGAATCAACCCAATCGCAACTTTCGCAGACGTAGGAACTGTAATTTGGGGTAACAAAACTCTACAAGTTGCAGATACAGCACTTAACAGATTGAACGTTAGAAGATTGTTATTACAAGCTCGTAAGTTGATTTCAGCTGTAGCGGTTAGATTGTTGTTCGAACAAAACGACCAAGTAGTAAGACAACAGTTCTTGGATAGTGTTAACCCAATCTTAGATTCAATCAGAAGAGATAGAGGTCTTTACGATTTCCGTGTGACTGTATCATCTTCTCCTGAAGACTTGGATAGAAACACTTTAACAGGAAAGATTTACTTAAAACCAACGAAGGCGTTAGAATTCATAGATATTGAGTTCTTCATCACACCAACAGGTGCTTCGTTTGAAAATATCTAATAAAAACGGGGGGACCAAATCCCCCCATTTTTTAGCCAACTATTATGAGAAAAGAATTCACAGAAGGGTTCAAAGATGAGAAAACCCCAGACTTAAAGTATTACGCATTTGACTGGGACGATAATATTGTGCATATGCCGACAAAGATTATTCTTAAAGATAAGGATGGTAATGAGGTTGGTATGTCTACAGAAGATTTTGCTGAGTACAGACACGAAGTAGGTAAAAAAGATTTTGATTATAAAGGTAAGACAATTGTTGGTTTCGCAGAAAATCCTTTCAGAAATTTCAGAACTGAAGGAGATAAGGATTTTTTAATTGATGCGATGCAAGCTAAGAAAGGACCAGCTTTTGATGATTTCAGAGAAGCAATCAATAATGGTTCAATATTCTCAATCATTACAGCCCGTGGTCACAACCCACAAACTTTAAAAGAAGCTGTGTACAATTATATTGTGAACGATTTTGAGGGTATTTCAAAAGACCAACTTATTAAGAATCTGAAAAAATATAGGTCGTTTGTCGGTGAAGATGAAATGTCGGACAAAGAATTAATCGATTCATATTTGTCTTTAAACAAATACCACCCCGTTTCTTTTGGTGACGAAGCGGGTGCAACAAATCCCGAGGAAGCGAAGGTTAGTGCAATGAATGAATTTGTGGATTACATTAAAGGAATGGCTGCTATACTTAATAAGAGAGCCTGGTTAAAAAATGATATAGGAAATAAATTTATACCAACAAAACCACTCATAGGCTTTTCTGATGACGACCCTAAAAACGTAGAAGTAATGAGAAAAGCATTTAAAGATAAACCAGATAATTTAGTTAAAACTTATTCTACTGCTGGAGGAATTAAGAAGGAAGTGCAATAAATGTACTTTTTTTAAAAATCGAAGTAAATAGAAAAATTTTCGAGATAACTATATTTATAACATATAAACACTGAAAACAAAAATTTAATAATATGGCTGATTTACTGATGAAAATGCCGATACCTTACGAACCGAAACGTCAGAATCGATTCATCTTAAGGTTTCCTTCAAGTTTGGGGATTAATGAGTGGTTTGTAGAGACCGCGGCAAGACCTTCTATCAAAATCGCAGCAACTGAAATTCAGTTCTTGAATACATCAACTTTCGTTGCGGGTAGATTCAATTGGGACCCAATCTCTGTGAAATTTAGAGACCCAATCGGTCCATCAGCAGCTCAAGCTCTAATGGAATGGGTTCGTCTTCACGCTGAATCTGTAACGGGACGTATGGGATACGCTGCGGGTTATAAAAAAGATATCGACCTCGAGATGCTCGACCCAACAGGTGTGGTTGTTGAGAAGTGGATTCTTTATGGAACATTCTTAACTGATGTTAACTTCGGTTCATTAAGTTATGCTACAGACGCACTTGCAGATATTACTTGCAGTTTGAGAATGGACAGATGTGTGTTAGTTTACTAATACTATATACAAAAACTTAATACTTTTTATATTTAACCGTAAAGACATAAACTTTACGGTTATTTTTTTTATATGGACGAACAATCAAGACAATATGGTCAACAAAATTTGACCCTTCCCCACGACATGGTACAGTTACCATCTGAGGGACTTTATTATAAAAACAAAAAGAAAGCGGTCAAGGTGGGATATCTCACTGCGGCGGATGAAAATATTTTAATGGGGGGTGGTGATAACCTTACCTACAATTTATTGAGAAGTAAGTTGTACGAACCAGACATGAAAATTGACGACATGTTAGAAGGGGACGTTGAGGCTATCCTTGTTTTCTTAAGAAACACTGGATTCGGACCTGAAGTTGATATGAATTTGATTGACCCTCAAACAAAAAAATCTTTCAAAGCGACAGTTATTTTGGACCAACTATCAATAGTGAAAGGTCAACTACCTGGTGAAGATGGAACATTCACAACTAAACTTCCAAAGTCGGAAGCGGTTGTTAAGTTGAAACCAATGTCTTATGGGGATATCAACGAAATTCAAAAAATGATTGATTCATATCCGCAAGGAAGAACGGCACCAAGAGTAACTTGGAGACTCAACAAAGAAATTGTGGAAGTTAACGGAACAACCGATAAAGCAGAAATTGTTAAATTTGTTGATTCAATGCCAATTGGAGATTCAAAATATATCAGACAATTTATGAATGAAAATGAACCAAGGTTGGATATGACCAGAGAAGTAATAGCCCCGTCAGGAGAAAAACTAACAGTAAATGTTGGTTTCGGGGTTGAATTTTTTCGCCCTTTCTTCTGATTATAGGAAAGGTCAAATAGATGAATTCTACTATCTCAACAGATTATTGGGAATTTCTTGGACAGATTTTGATAAAATGCCCTTGTTTGTGAGAAAATATCTTTTGGATAAGTGGCTCGAAGATAATAAGAAGGACTGAAAAATCAGTCCTTTTGTATTTATATAATATTAAGTTTGTATGGCGGCAGATAATGTAAATTTCGGTTCGGTACCTAGTAGTGATGATATAGGTAGTTTTGGTAAGAATCTTGAAAACCTTCTGAAGATAGGTGTTAAAGATTTTGCAGATGCAATCACAAGACTTACCGATGGTGCAAACACAATCAACAAAACATTCACACAAGGTAGACAAAGAATTGTTGAACTCCAACAATCAATTGCCGATGCGGTTCCTGGTGTAAACAGAGTCGGTGGTAGTTTACAAGACGTTACAAATACAATATCAAAGATTGCTGAAGCCTCAAGAAGAAATGTTGTTGCTAATACACAAGATGTTGAAAAACTTGTTGCGGCTAACAAAGTATTAGGTGAAGACGCTGAAGTTCTAACAAACGCATTTATGGATGTTGGAATGAGCGTTAGTTCTATTGGAAAAAATTTAGAAGAGTCAATTAAGTACGTTCAAAGTATTGGTGGTAACGCAACTGAAGTTGTGAAAACCATGAGAACTAACATGGACCAACTTAATCGTTATCAGTTTGAGGGTGGGGTTCAGGGTCTAACAAAGATGGCGGCACAAGCCTCTATGTTGAGATTTGATATGAATGAGACCTTCCGTTTGGCAGATAAAGTTATGTCCCCTGAAAATGCAATAGAAGTTGCATCCGCCTTCCAAAGACTTGGGGTATCTGCAGGAAACTTGGTTGACCCATTCCAATTGATGAATCAATCAATTAATGACCCATCTGGTTTACAAACTAGTTTGGCTCAAGTATCAAAACAGTTTACTTATTTTGATGAGAAAACAAAATCTTTCAAAATTAATCCACAAGGGGTTATGATATTGAAAGAAATGGAAGGCCAAACAGGTGTAAGTGCCAAAGAGTTGAGTAAGATGGGACTAGCCGCAGCAGAACTTGATAAGAGACTTTCTGCTGTAAGTGCCGCAGGACTTAAAGTTGGTAGTGAAGAAGACAAACAATTCTTGGCTAACATTGCCAAAATGGGTGAAGGAGGAGAATATGAAGTTCAAATCAAGGACGAAAGAGGTCAGATGCAGGCAAGAAAATTGTCTGAAATTACTCAAACAGAATTTGATAAGTTAATCAAAGAACAAAAAGAAGGACCACAAACTTTAGAAGAGTTAGCAAGAAGTCAAATGAATCTAACTCAACTAATGGAATCGGACGTATCCGCAATTAGAAACAAAATTGTTGGTGGTGTTGCTTCAGCCGCTCCTGTTGGTAGGAGTATGGAAGGACTTAGAGAAATTACCGATGCGATTGGTGGTGCCCTATCTTCCGCAAAGATGGGCACAACAAAAGATATTAGAGGTGGGGCGGAAAATTTCATATATGGAACAGAACAACTTTTCAAAGATTTATCTGACCCAAGCAAAAACAAATTAGGAACCCTAACAGAATACGCAACAAAATTTGGGGATTCATTAAAATCCATAGGTGTAAACATTATGGATAAGTTGAAAATTGCAACCGAAGATGCCAAAAAAGGAATTAGAGGGGACAATTTGGTATCAAGAACCACACAGGGATTACTCAGTAAGATACCAACAGGAAGTACAGAAGCGTTAACAACATCAAATCAAACAAGAACTCAACAGGTTGAGCAAGAAGTTAAGTCAGTTGCACAAAGATATGGTGCAGGGGCAACAACACAGACAAAAGTTGATATGGGTGGAAAAATTGTGATTGATGTGAATTTCAATGGAGCTCAAGGATTAACCCAAGAACAAATCAATCAAATTACGAAAATCCTATCAGATAAGTTAAGTGGAACCGAGTTCCAAAACTATGTTATCAATGTTCAAAGTGCTTCACAACAATCCCCAACTCAAAGACAAGGAGCAAATACTTATGGTGGAGGATAACAAAAAAAATATCCCTAACCTATTTATATAAAAAGATTTGATGGCTAGTTTATTAGATTTCTCTGCAACAAACGGATTCAGAAAAAAGCTCCTAACAAGGAACTTAACACCGTATGCTAAAGCACCAAATCGTCCGACACTCCCTGTTGATACAGAATATGTACAAACAGATAGTTCGGTTCAAGATAGTCCTGACCAACTTATTGATG